TAACATCAATTAGCTACAGTGTTAGCCAAGGAGAAATATGAGATTAGCTAAGGCATCCGGTAAAGCGATTCGCTATGCATGCACATACTTTCATTATTCAAAGTCAGTGCCTCAGATACGATTGGGGTATTCAGTCTTTAATGATGCTGATGAATGGTGTGGTGTGGCACTCTTTTCTAATGGTGCTAATCCTTCAATTGCTAAAGAGTTTGGATTAGTTCAGGGCCAGGTAATAGAACTTGTACGAATGGCTTTGAATGGCAAACAGCTTACCACATCACAGGTACTGGCCATGGCTCTTAAGCAGCTTAAGAAAGATGCACCAGCTGTTAAGGTAGTTGTAAGTTATGCTGATAGGAACCAAGATCACATCGGTACAATATACCAAGCTACCAATTTCATGTACATAGGCGAATACGCTAATGAGCGCGGCATTATGCTCAAGGGTAAATTAACCCATAGAAGAAGCATCAACAAAAAATATGGTCGTTCCGGCATTGACTGGGTTAAAGACAACCTGGACCCGAATGCTGAAGTGATTATTGGTAAATCCAAGATCAAGTATGTATATCCTATGCACAAGAGTATGGTTCAAAAGTTAAAATCTATGTCAAAACCATATCCAAAGAAAAGCTTAGAAAATCAATCAACATAATTTTGTAGGTACTAAACACCTGCATCATGAATAACAACAAGTTTATGTCTCTAATTAATGTGCTAAAGAATAAAGCTAAAAGGGCCAAAGATAAACTCAAAGATTTGGAGGGCCTGATAAATACCAATGCAGCTTCAGCTGTACAGAAACAAGAATACGTGGAACTGAAAGCCAAGGTTGAAACACTGGAAGATGTTATTGACCTAGCTGAAGGCATCATTGACGATAAATAAACCGTATGGCAAAGAAGAAACAGGAACAGCCTAACAATGTAGGTAGACCAACAAAGTATGACCCTGCTTACAATGTGCAGGTTTTAAAGCTTGCTATACTGGGTGCAACTGATAAACAAATTGCAGACTTTTTTGATGTAGCTGAGTCAACATTAAATCTTTGGAAGTTGAATGAACCTGAATTTTCGGAGTCCATAAAAAAGGGAAAGATGGAAGCTGATATGAATGTGGCTTCATCCCTGTATCAAAAAGCTATCGGATTTAAAGTAAAGACACAAAAGGCATTCAAGGTTAGAACCACCAAGAATGGTGAGGGCTCAACGGAAGATGTGAAAGTGGTAACTGTTGAAGAAAGCCACCCGCCCGATACAACAGCTGCTATCTTTTGGCTTAAAAACAGAAAGTCAGATGTATGGAGGGATAAACAAGAAATTGAATTACCAGGTACAACAATTTTAAATATTGGTTCAGGAATAAAGCCACCGGATGAAACTACTGATTAAGCAGGAATATGCTGTGTACTACCTTAAAGATGCAATTACTGAAGAAGTCCTTTATGGTGGTGCTGCAGGCGGTGGTAAATCAGCTTTGGGCTGCTTGTGGCTTATTGATATGTGCCAACGATACCCGGGCACACGCTGGATGATGGGCCGCTCAAAGCTTAAAAGCTTACGGCAAACCACGCTTAAGACGTTCTTTGATTTAACAGCTGCATTAAAAATAAAAGGCCAGTTTACTTACAACGGCAGCAACGGCACAATATTCTGGAATAATGGTAGCGAAATACTGCTTAAGGATTTATTCAAATATCCATCTGACCCCAACTATGAAAGTTTAGGTTCATTAGAGATAACAGGCGCTTTCATCGATGAGTGTAGTCAGGTCGATTACCTAGCATGGCAAATTGTGAAATCTAGGATCCGTTACAAGCTCGGAGAATATAACCTGATACCAAAGCTGCTTGGAAGTTGCAACCCAGCTAAGAACTGGACGTATAAGGAATTTTATAAACCAAGCCGTGAAAAGGCCTTGGAACCATTCAGGAAGTTCATACAATCATTACCTACAGATAACCCTCACTTACATCCGAGCTACTTGCAATCGCTGCTTAGATTGGATAAGAACAGTAGGGAGCGACTGTATTACGGCAATTGGGAATACGACGATGACCCGTCAACCCTGATAGATAACGATAGCATTACTGATTACTTCAATCCGAAACATATAAAGCGTGAAGGCTTAAAATATATGACTATCGACGTTGCAAGGAAAGGTAAGGATAAAACAGTGTTCAGGGTGTGGCATGGTTGGCTATGCATTGCTCGGGAATCAATCCCTAAAGGCGGATTAGATGAAGTGGTGGCACGTGCAAAAGTGTTGCAGATAAAGCATAATATACCTCTATCGAATATAATTGCTGATGAAGATGGTGTTGGTGGTGGTGTTATTGATTTCCTCAAGTGCAAAGGCTTTGTAAATAATTCAACCCCTTTGGAAATGTTAGAAGGTAAAGTGTTTATCAAACCCAACTTTGACAATTTAAAAAGCCAATGCAGTATTAAAATGGCTGAAATGATAACCAACGGGCTTGCAGGAGAAATATGTGATGATAGTCTTGTAAGAGAGATTACTTCAGAAGAAATGGAGCAGGTAAAAATGAAAGATATCGATAAAGATGGCCGGCAAGGAATTATTCCAAAGGACCGTGTCAAAGAATTGCTAGGGCGTTCCCCGGATGAATGGGATAGCATCATGATGCGATATTGGTTTGCCCTCGGTAAAAAGTTTACAACGCGTGTAAGAGTAAGTTAATGAAGAATATCACCATAAGGCAATATATACATGCTGCCAAATCTATAGAGCAGGATGCAGTTCTTTCCAGCTTACAGCCGAACAACTCCTTAGCGGGGCGCAAAATGGTTATTGGTGCTATGCCTTATTCAAATGTGAAGTATGCTATTAGGCTGCTCAGCAAGGTTGACAACTGGGATACTATGGCAAAGCTATTTGAGATATGCTATGAAGTGTCAAATGAAGATTTTTGGAATGTTGGTATAGTTGATTATTACCAGGCCCGCGGCTTTATGCTTCAGGAATTCCAAAGGGTAATAAATGCTGAAACAAAAATGATGGCCACTCAGTCTGCAGACGAACATTTATGGATGATGGCCGGTGCGGATAGATTAAAGCCATATAGCGACACGCTGCCATTAATCCAATTGGGAAAGTTGTTTGGGCTTTACCCATTTGATATAGGCAGGAAGCCGTACAATGAAGTTTTCAATATGCTTGTTCAAATCAAAGTGCAAAACGAAGTCGAAACAGAATATCAAAAATTAAAGAGCAAATGAAAGACATAGTAAGAATCCTTCAGGATATAGCAGAAGATAACAACCTCATATACCACTATGGAAAAAAAGCCGCACTCAACCTGCTCGACGGATCTCTCGACCCTACGAACATCTACATGTTGCATGAGTTCACAAACCGAAAGAGCTCTTATAACACAACAGGAACTGCAATTATATCAACGAGCTATGAGGGCAAATTCTTTCTCGTTAAGCATAGCGATTACGACCAGCAGTATTTTCAAGAGCGTGGAACAGATGCTACAAGTAAATTCACACTTAACATTGAACCGCTGCTTTCCGTCTTTCAAACCCTTGGTAAAGCCTTGGCCTGTACAGACGCTGAAGTTTCCCAATGGGATAACATAGACGTTACCGACGCTTTAGATGCAAACATGGACGGCTTGCTATGCAGCTATAAAATAAAAGTCAATGTTTGAAGCATTATGCATATTGGCAGCGTGTGTAGCATGGCTATTATGGGATGCCTTAACTAATAAAAACCTATGACCACAACTGAAATACTACAACAGGAATTTGAAGCGCTGCGTGATGATCTCATTGCAAAGTATGATGAGTTGGGCATGCGAACAACTGGCAATTGGGCGGATAGCTTGGAGGTTGTTGTCAGTGAAAACAAAGCGGTCATATTGGGTGTGCCATACTCACAGCAACTTGAAAGCGGACGTGTGCCCGGCAAACAACCGCCAAGCCAAGTAATTGAGCAATGGATAAAAGATAAAGGCATTGCAAGCCGTATAGAAGGCAAAATATCTATCAGTAGCCTTGCATACCTAATAGCCCGAAAAATAGGCCGTGAAGGTTGGAAGCGTGAAGATCATGGCGGTGTAGAATTAGTTAGCCAAGTTGTAACACCTGAACGCATACAAAGCATTTTAGATAGGATTAGTGACATTTATGTGACTGATTTCACCAATGATTTAATTAATTACTTACAAGCAGCATAATGGCAATATCATTTATACAACCTATACAGGAAAACAAATTGCGCATGGCATTTAATAACGATGTCATTCGCTTCAAAAGCGATAGTGTGTTAGTTCCAGGCTTTGCGGTGATAACAGGTTTAACCGGTATAGCGCCCCGATTATATCCGGCCCCTGATGGTACGTTCTTTATCAATCTTATGCCTTATATATCTTCATTGATAAACACACGCAGCTTCAACGATACATTGCAGCCAAATATAAACGGCTCAAACCCTAATAGCTTTATATATCCATTCAGTGATGGAACGATTTTGCAAGCTTCTGTTAAGTTTTCAATCACATTCGTAGATGGAACTATAGAAAGCGTAACACAATCGCTTACATGGCTTGCAGCGGTACAGCAGATCGAATCTTATGTACTATTGGATAAAACCAAAACATACTTACTAGCACCGTTTAAGATCGGTACAGCTGATAGAAATATGATTAAGTATTGGCAGGGATACCCTTTCGACATACCATTCTATACACCTGGTACATCGATTACATTTAAAAATGAGACTAACTTACTCGATGCAACATTTACAACACCCACGCCTGCATTTAGATTAGTGCTTTCAAATGGTGACGATGATGAAACGCTTGAAAATATATTGCCGTTAGCAGACGGCTTTAATAAGCTAAAAATTGATGGCCGGCAATGTGAGTTTGTTATCAATAAGGTTCCTTACAAGTGTGGTATGTATTTAAAATGGATTAATCCAATGGGTGGCTATAGCTACTGGCTATTTGAAGAAACACACAGTATTGACAGAAGTAGTAAGCAATTGGGAGAATTAGACCGTGATATTAATAGCCCTGAATATGCATTCAACCGCGCTGCTCAGATTGGTAAAGATAGCCAGGACACAATAAGAATTGTTGCGGAATTGCTTACCGACAATGAGCGTCGAACTGTTGAAACGATACTTGACAGCCCAAAGATATATCTATTTACCGGTCAGCCTTATTCACGTAATGACTTTCGGAACTGGGTTGAAGTTACTTTAAAGACCACATCTGCCAGAATCAAAAATGCAAAGCGCCCTATAACAAACTTTGCTTTAGATATTGAATTGCCGCAACGCTATACACAAACGCTATGATTATTCTTTTTATAAATGGCGAACAGATGGACTTGGAGCCCAATGCTGTTATTGCCCAAACAAAGCAGGTCAACGATGTGAACCGGTTAGAGAACCGGCAATCGAACTACACTAACACCTTCAGTATTCCTAAGACAGCACACAATTTGAAAGTCCTGGATTACATGACTATTCCCGGCAATACCTCAAGTGTTCCTTACATTAAGAATGAATGTAGCCTTTATAGCAGTACAGGTGAATGTTTTGTTTATAAAGGTTGGGCCGTGGTAACCGATGCGGGCAAAACATATTCTGTTGCAATTGTTGATGGTATAATTGATCTGTATAAAGCCATCGA